GATGGTCGAGGTCGTCGCCGTCGTCGAGGCCGTGATGGTCTGCTGGGTCAGCGTGAACATGTTCGGGCCGGGCGTGTAGCCCTGCGACTGGAAGTAGGCGGCGTCCGAATTGGCCAACGAGATCGGCGCGCAGCCCTGCGCGTTCAGCGTATAGCTGCCGCCGCTGGTGCCGGGATTGGTGACGCGGCCCGGTCCGGGCGCGGTGCCCGCCGGATCGGGCCGGCACAGCACGATGTAATTGACGGCGACCGAGGTGGCGGCTTCCGCCGGCACCACCAGGCCCACCACGGTGAACGCCGCAAAGGCGGCCAGCGCCAGTCTGTTCGTATTCATGCTGCGGCTCCTGCGTGCAACGGATCTTTCTTCCGCGCCTGTCTGATTTCCTCGGCGGTTTCCTTCGCCATCTCGTCGGCCTCGAGCTGCGCCTTGCCGGGCTTCATGCCCTTCGGCAGGTCGAGCTTGAAACGGTCGGGTTCGATCTGCATCGCCTCGGTGGCGTCGATGCCCCAGAACTCGACCTTGATCGGGCCGCCCTTCTGCGCGATCCACTCGTGATGCGCCTTCTTGGCCGCCGAATAGGCGCGAAGCTGGTCCTTGTAGGTCTCGATCGCGTCCTCGTATTCGAGCTCGGCCGCGGCAAACTCCATGGCGTTCTTGAACTTCGCCTTGTCCGGCGCTTCAGGCGCGGCAGGCGGCTTCGGCGCGACCTGGGGACCTAGGTCCCACATGTCGACCTTGCCATTGAGCTTGATGCGTTCGAGCGGGATCATTTCGTCGCCTTGCCGTGCGCAGCGTCGCGCTTTGCGATCTTGTCGGTCTCTTCCGCGGTTTCCGGGCCGAGACGACGTTCGAGAGCGGTGACGCGCTCCTCGAGCGTGACTGGCGCGCGCGGGCCCGGCGGAATGATAGTGAAGCGCTCCGGATCGGCCCCAACTGCGTGGGCGGCGTCGATCGGCGTCATCTCGACGACGACCGGCTCCTTGTTCTTCGCGTGCCATTCGTCATGGGCGCGCTGATATTCCTTGCCGGCCTCGATCTCGGCCGGGGTCGGCTTGTCCGGCGCCTTCCACGGGCCCGGCCCGCTATCCAGCACCAAGGCCTTGTGGCGCGTCGCGGCGGCGGTTGCGGCTGCTCGCTGCTGATCGGTGATCTTGACCTTGTCCATGATCATGGCTCCGGCAGAACGACGATGAAGGCGGAGATGCTGATCGACGGCGTGTTGGCGGCGGTCAGGTACGCCTTGACGAACTGGTAGATCGTGCCGGCGACCTGGTTGGTGAAGCCGAGCTCGTAGCGGCCGATCACGCTGTCGCCCGCGCCGGAGACGCGCAGCGACGTGCCCTTGCCGAGCTGGACGCCGCCCGCAGCCACGTTGCCGGTGAGAAACGCCGGGTCGTTCGAAACCACGATGTCGATCTGGTAGGTCTGCGTGCCAGAGACCGTGATGGCGGTCACGTCGAAGACCGCCATCGCGTCGATGCGCGCCTGTTGCGCGGGCGAGGTGCCCTGATTGCCGCCGAGATCGACGACGCCGTCGGCGCCGCCAGCCTGGAGATAACCGGACGCTGCGTAGGCCGCCGCGTTGTCCGAGAGGACATTGTTGGCGTCGAAAGTATAAGTGCGGTCATTCGGGAACGACATCGGTTCCTCCTCAGGCCACGATCGCGGCGTTGGTCCAGCTATCGAGCCGGGCGATGCAGTACTTGTGCTCGTCGACCATGCCGACATCCCAGCTCAGGTGGGTGCGATAGGTCTTGCCGTCCTGCAGCAGGCCGATGTCGCGGACTTCCATCGGACGAAGCTGCAAGCCGCGCAGGCGGTATTCGCCGAGCGACACGACGTAGAGCGATGCAGTGACGGCCGAGCCACCACCCGATGCGACTTCGTTGAAGTCGAGCATGTAGGGGTGATCGTCCTTCGGGTAGCCGAACAGCAGCGGCAGGCCGGCGTAGCTGATCTTCGCGCCGCCGACATCGTCCCATGTCTGCATCACGAAACCCGAAAGCGTCGTGGTACGCGCGGCCTGGATCCACAGCGCCTTGGAGAGATACGGCACGATGATGTGCGACGGGTTGTTGACCTGCGCGATCGCCTGGTCGAGCTTGAGCAGTGAGAGCGCGGCGCCGCCGCTTGCGGCCGAATTGTGCGTGGTGCGCGAGTATTTGCCGGCGCGGACCTGCAGGCCGTTGAACACGCGCGGGTTGGTCGACTGGTCGCCCTTGATGACGGTGGTGGCGAAAAGCTGGCCGAACCCGGTCAGGCCCATCGTCTCCTCGTAGTTTCGGCGCTCGGTGCCGTGGCGGTCGACGATCGCGCGGTCGACATCGACATCGTGGTCGATGATGGCGGTCGATTCCTGCGCCGGCGAGATCACGCCATGACCGGCGGACGAGGATTCGTTGATGGCGCGGAACTGCGGCGTCGGGAGCACGGCCTGCCGGTAGAACTGGAAGACCGAGCCTTTCAGGCCCTCGAACGGCATCGCGTCGAACAGGTCGGTCGACCGCGCGAACATCTCGATCGGCGGGCGGCGGATGTCCTCGGCGGCGAGGGACTTCGCATATTCCGTGATCGTGATCAGATTGGAGACAGCCATTGCTCGGTCCCTTTCGTCCTAGGTCAGTGCGTGGCGCCGCTGTTCTGCGGGAACCGCTTCGCGTATTCGACTTTCTCGGAGTAGGTCATCTTCGCGTACTGCTCGGGGCTGACGCGGGTCGGCTCGTTCGGTGAGCGCCCGCCCTGCGAGAACGAGCCGGCGCCCTGATTGCGGAACGCGGCCATCAGTTGCTCGAAGCCTTCGACATGCTTCGCGGTCACGAGCATGTTGCCCATGACCTTGCCGAGCTCCGATCCAAGCTGTGCTTCGAGGAAACCTTGCACTGCGGTGACGCGGGCCGAGCCGGCGGCGCCGAGCTTGGCGACTTCGGCGTCGCGGGCGCCTTTGAGCATCTGCGCGTTGGAGATCTGGCCGCCCGCGTGAAGCGCGAGCATCTTTTCGAACGCCGCCTGGCCGGACACCTTGCCGCTGTCGATGTCGTGCATCAGTTGGCGCGCCTGCGCCATCAGCGGGTCGTCGGGATTGATCTTGTACTCAAGCCCTTGCGGGACCTGAAAATCCTTCGGCAACTCGGCTTTGTATTCGTCCGGGGACTTCGGCAGCGTCAGCTTGCGCGAATCTTCCAGCGCCTTGAAGCTCGCCAACTCCTTGTAGTGGTCGGCAAACTCCGGCTTGACCGCGCCTTTTTCGTTGTCCCAGAAGGACTCCGGCGCCCACGTTGGTCGGGGGGAGGCTACCTTTTCAGGCGCCGGAGCTGCTGTCGTCGGCGGTGAGGCTGGCGACGTGCCTGAGCTCGGTGTCGTTGGCGCGGAGGAAGTCGCGGGCGCTGAGGCGCTGGCCGGTGCGGACGGGCTGGGCGCCGCGCCGGATGACGACGGTGCGCTCGCTGGCGCGGCTGTTGCTGAGGTCGGTTCGTCCGCCACTTTCGTCGATTCCCTTGGCCATCCTGGCCATCAACATCTGCGCGAACCTGCGTTCCCCGTGTTCAACTCGCAACGCACTCTGTTTCGGCGCGTGCTCCGCGATGGTCCCCATCAGCTTTGTCTGCAGGAAGCGGTAAAGCAGGACGCCGTCCGGGGTCCGGGCGATGCGGTCGAGCGCCTCATCGAACTGGTTTTCGTCGATCATGGGCCGGGCGGTCCTTGCGGTTCCTGGCCGGCTTCTCCGCCTGGGCGCTGACGCGAACCGGCGAGTTGAGCGATTTGAGCGAGCGCGGCCGCAACCTGCTGGGGCGGCCGCATCTTCAGCAGACCGCCGGTGCGCATCTTCTCGATGAAGGCTTTCATGGTCTCGCCGCCGTCGGCGTGCAGCTTCCATTCCTCTGGAAACATCTGCCCGAGCATCTGTGCGCATTGTGCTGCGGTCGCGATTTCCTGCTGCTCGGCGGCGCGCTGCGCCGGATTGTAGGGCTGGGTCGAGATCGCGCGTCCCGCCTTGTCGGTCAGCCGCTTGATCGTGCCGGCCGCCTCGGCGAGAAACTTGAAACGCAGGAAGATCGCGCGCGGCCCCTCGCGCCAGAACGACATGCCGGGCGTGCCCATGCGGCGCTGCGCGCGCGCCAGTTCGTCGAACCATTGCGCCGCGGTCGGGGGCGTGTCGCCGGACTGTTCGGGATAATCAACAAAAAACAGCTTCCGCAGTTGCTTCACCATGATGTCGATGGTGAACATCTCGCGGTCGACATTGGGCTGGTTGTAGATCGCCTTGACGGCGCCCTCGCTCCCGGGCCGGATCGGATAGGCCATGCCGGGCTCGATGCCCTGCTCCACCTCGGTGAAGCTGTCGTCCGGAAACGTGATCGCCGGATTATAACTGCGTTCGGTCGCCTCGAGATATTGCCGCTCGAGTTCGTCGGTTTGCCGCATGGTCGGAAGTCCCTGCAGCGCAGGGCCATGTGCCCACGGCCAGTCCGCCGTCGGGTTGAACCGCATCACCAGGAACGGGCACGAACCCTCGCCCTTGAGCTTGGTGTCGTGAATCAGTTCGTCCTCGAACAGGATGACGTGCTGCCATACCTCGTCGCTGATGTCGTCCCAGATGCGCCAGAATCCCCACGCGATCTGCGAGCGATCGGTCGGTTTGTCCTCCAGCGTCGTGCGGATCTCGGGCTTGATCTTGTTGAAGATGTCTTCGCCGAGCAGCGTGCGGATGTACTTGTTGTAGGTGTGCCGCACCACGAAGCGGTCGTCGATCTCGCCGTCGGGGCCGAGGTTGATCTCCATCTCACGCATCGGCACGGCGAGACATTCGACCGGCATGTGCGCCTCGCGGCGCTTGATCCACATGCCGGCGCCCGCGATCGCGAGGTCCGGATTGAAGGCTTTCGGCAGTTCGGTGTAGAGATTCGACGCCTTGATCATGCTGAAGATTTTTTTATCCTGCGTCTTCACCTCGTCCCTGATGCCGTCGAACGCTTCCTCGAAGCCCTCGCCCGCGAGTCGCTCGCACCAGATCTGCTCCTGCGGCATGTAGGTGTTGACCACCTCGGTGATGAAGTCGCCGGTGATCAGCGGGCCGATGTCGGTGTAGAGCTCTGGCTGGTCGAGCATCGGCGCCTGCGACGGGATCGTCAGCGAGGAAATCTGCCGCTGCCGCCATGGCGCGAGGAAGAAATAGCATTCCTTGAAGTCGAGGATGCGGGTCGACTCTTTCCAGCGCCGCGCCTCGCGCAGCCGGTCGAGCGAGTCTCCTTCGAGCTTGCTGGCCGGTTCCTTTTTCTTCGCCTCGGCCATGCCGCTATCTCACCAGCAGCGGCGAGCCGGACTGCGCGCCGGCCATCGAAAGCTGCTGGCCGTAGCGGGCGAGGATCGAGCCGGTATCGAGTTGCGCCTGTTGCGAAAGCGCGGCGAGCGCGGCGTTGTTGGCGGAAGTGGTCGCGGCCGCGACGCTCGGATCAGTCGGCGGCGCGGTGAAGGTCGGGATCGGGTCGGAGTTGGTCACCGCCACCGGCGGGGGCGGCAGCACCGGCGCACCAGGCAGCGGCTGATCGCCACCAGCGGCGACCAAGGCGCTTGCGGTGCCGGGAACCGGCGGCCCCAGCGGCATCGGCGTAGGTGCGGAGGAACTTCCCATCGTGCGCCAAGCAGTCGGCCAGAAGGGCGTCCGGTCGCAACGCACTGGAGCGCAGGCCGATCAGCCGCTTGACCGTCGGGACGCACCAGCCGCAGCCCGCCGCGAGCAGCGAGCGGTTGGCGTGCTGAAAGCGCGGCATCAGCACGAGGTCGCAGCCATCGGTCCACGCCGCCACCATGATCTCGGCGGCGGCACCCTCGGCCGCGAGACGGATTTCAATCCCGGCGAAATTCGCATCGACGAACAGCCACACGTGCAGGAATGGCACGTAGCCATAGGCACGGACGTGCTTGAACCGGCCCGGCGTCAGCCAGCCAACCAGGCGGTTCGTCGCGACGGGATCGAACACCACGACCCACTGGCCGGGCTGCGAGATCAGCGGGCCGTGCGTGAGTTCGATCATGCCCGTATGCGCCGCATCTCTTTCGGCTTATGCACCCGCGCCGCCCTCGCCTCGCCGATCGGCGCGCGGCCGATCATGCGGCGGCCCTCGCCCATTCCGAGCACGAGATATTGCAGCGCGTCGGCCGGGTTCGAATAGCGATCCTTGTTCGGCGTCAACTCGCCGGTCTCGTCCTTGGTGTTGTGGTAGCGGCCCGCCATCGCGACCTTCAGCGTGCGGCAGGCCGGCGAAAGAATGAACCGCGGCTTGCCGTCGTACATCTCGTTGAGCAGGTTCGCGACAGCGCTGACCCGGGTCTCGATCATGTTCATCTTCACCGGCGCCGGCCGCACCTTCATGCCGTTCGCCTCGAAGATGTCGTAGGCGGTGCGCTCGTCGGCCTGACCCTTCTGCATTCCGGCCGGATCGCCCCAGAAGCGGAAGCGCTTGAACTCGTGATCAGGGAAACGTTGCGCAATAAATCTTCGAACTTTCGGCGCGAACGTCACCGCGCCCTCGTTGTGGCCGAGCAATTCATGCAGGCCGAGCACGCGGCTGTTGACCGCCTGCCCGAAGATCGCCGCTGGCTGGCGGCCGAAGTCGAGCCCGACATCGATGTCGTAGTGCGGATTGGCGACCAGCACCTCGTGCGCGACGTGGGTCTCGACCCGGAACATCGGCCAGACCGGCGAGCCCTCGACCACCAGCACCACCCGCACCATCAGGCGCGAGTCGATGAACGCCTTTGTCTTGCCGATGATCTGCTTGGTGTAATAGTCCTCGTCGAGGTTCTCGATGTTCTCGGCGTGCGGGTTGACCTCGTAGCCGATGACGTGGCCGTGCTCGTCAAACTGCTCGATCAGCGCGGGCGGCTGCAGGTGGAAGCCCCAGTCCTCCGGCCATTTGCCGAGCGCGGCGGCTTCCTCGTCCGCCAGGCCGGGCGGCAGGTCGACTTGTCCGGTCATGATCGCGAGCCAGTGATCCTCGTCCGGGGCGTTGGCGTCGCAGAACACGCCGCGCCACGTCGCGCCGCCTTCTTCCTTCGGCGGATAGCGCAGGCGGGTCGTCGCCTCGTCGAACAGTTCCTTGCCGATGTACTGCAGCTCGTTGAACAGGATCCCGGTGTATTCCGTCGAGCGCAGCTTGCGGATGTCCTCCGGCTTGTCGAGCGCGAGGAAGTCGACCTCGGTGCGGACATCGCCGTATTTCAGCGTGTGCGTCGGCGGCACCGACCAGTTCATCCGGCCGTAGATGTGCTCCGGCACGATCTCGGTCCATGTGCGGATGGTCGAGCGCTTCAGGTCGGGGTAAGAGTTACGCACCACCGCCCAGCGCGTCTTGCGCAGGCCGTCGAGCGTGGATTGCCGCTGTTCCTGCGCGTGCCGCATCAGCCGCGCGAACAGCACATGGGTCTTGCCCGAGCCGATCGGCCCCTCGATCACGTCGACGAAGCGATTGGATTGCGCGAACTCGGCCAGCCGCGTGCCGCCGCGAATCTTGAACAGGCGGCGGCCGTCGGTCATTTGCGCTTCCGCGACTTCCCGGCCTTGCGCATCGCGATGGCGATGGCCTGCTTACGCGGGCGGCCTGCCCTGATCTCGGTGCGGATGTTCGACGAAATTGCCTTCTGTGACTTTCCTGGCTTCAGCGGCATCGCCTTTCCTTTCGATGAATGTTTCCCACGCACGCACGATCTCGTCGTAGTCGTCCTTCGCCCACACGAGCCGCTGGTCCGGAGCCGCCCACGGATACTGATCGCCGACGGCTAGTCCGTGCGCGCTCAGCAGGAACGACGCGCGGTCGGCGTAGCAAGGGTGGTCTTCCGGCACGAGCTTGAGGAAAATCAGATACGGCCGGTCGCCGTACACTCCGAGCAGCGTCGGGCCATTCGTGGTGAACAGGTTGCACTTCGCGCTCTCGTACAGCGCGAGGCGGTGATAGAGGTCGCGCGCGGCCTGCGCATTTGTCTCGAACCCAGGAAGCCGCTCATCGGCCTTGGCGGTGTCTCGAATGAAGATCACCCGCTCGCCGCGGCCCTTCAGGTAGCGCGCAAACTTCAGCCACGCGCCCATGTTGGAATTGCGGTGATCGTAGCCCTTCATCTCGCGCAGCGTGATGGTCACATACCCGCGGCCTGCAAATCTTGCATCCTCGGGCACCCGCAGTTTCGGCACCGCCTCGCCCGCCTTCGCCGCCATCACCACGCCGATCGAGGTGAACCGATCCGGACAATAGCCGATGCGATCTGTCTCGACCGCACCGACCAGCGCGAGCGCCGGCCGCATCACGTTCTCAAAAATCTGCTTCCGCAACCCGCCGCCATCCAGCCCGCCATTGTCGTTGCCCATCCACCAATGCACCTTGAGCGGCGCCGGACCGCCCTCGCGGATTCGCCTCATCTCCGCCTCGATCAGCCACGGAAACACGTCGTAGCTCGCCGGACCGTTGGTGAAATTGTAGGTCACGTAGTCCGCGCCCGCCTCGTTCGGCGGCGGAACCGCGCGGCCCGCGACCTGCGCGTTGACCGCCTCACTCAATCCCGCGATCCCGCCCCGCAGCGGGCCCTCCAGCATGTTGGCGTTGCCGCCGAAGTCGCAGATCACGTCCGGCGGCTGTATCATCACGACCGCGGCGCAGTTGACCCGGCCCTGGCGCGCCAGCTCCAGCCACATGGTCATGGCCTTCACGACCTGCTCGTTCCCCGGAACCTGCACGATCTGGCTCACTGCAGCACGTGCCTCCGCATTTCCGCGCAGTGCCGCGCGATCATCTCCTCGTCCAGGTCCGTCGCAGGCTTGATGACCACCCGCGGCTGACCCGCCGTGATCTCGACCTGCGCCTCGAGCCAGCACCCCGCCGCAACCATCCGCCCCTCGCCGTCGAACACCGGCGTCGACCCCGGCGGCGGGTTGAACACGATCGCCACGCGGCGGCCGCGCACCTTGAACTCACGCGCCCACATTTCGAACTGATCGCGGTAGAGTTCGACGAAGAACCCCGGCACCCGCTCGAAATCGGTGACCATCGTCATTTGGGCTGCTCGGCCGGCTTCGGGTTGTTGTCCGCCTCCCACTGCGCCTTCGCCCGCGCCTCCAACTCGTTCAGCCACGCAACCAGCGGCGCCGCATCCTTGAACGTCAGCCCGTTCAGATACGACCGCGCCGCCGCGTCCTGCTGCTTGTCCACCACGAACGGAACAAAGTCCGGCGCCTTCTTCGGCGGTGCAGCATCGTCCGCGTGCGCCGCAGCAGAGAGCACCAGCCCCAGAAATATCGCAGCCAGAAAATTTCTCATGACACCCCAATGGTTTGAGGGGAAGTTGTGTGGACGACCCTGGAGCCGATCGCGACGATCGCGTTTTTTCCCTGCCACCCAGCACCCCGTGGCTCGGCCCCAGTAACGCGCGGTTAATGCGCCGTTAACCGGATCATCAGTCATTTCAATGCCTTGTCAGTGACATCCGTCAGCGGCGGCTCGATTGCTGCACTGCCCACCTGCTGGATGATCTGGATCGTGAGTCCAGGCAGCGTGAGCGAACCTGCTGATCGCGCTACGCTTTCAGTGCCGAGCTGCTCGATCAGCTTCATCGCACCGAGCTTGGCCATGTCGTTGTCGCTGGTGTTGCGGAGATTGCGTGCGTGATGGATGTTCTGCGCACTCACGTACGCACGAAGTACCTCCCGCTCGTTCCTGATGAATGCGAGGACATGTGGTCGATCGAGGGCACATCGGACTGCGTGTCCGGTCATTCCTGCAGTCCGTGCTGCGTCGGCAATGTCTTGGCCTTCCCAGACAATCGCCTTGAGCGCGATGCGCAGCTTGCCCTTCACTCGGAGCGGCGGCTTGTTGGCCTTTGGAGTGATCGCTTGGCGGGCTGTTGTGGTGAGCGCGGTGTCAGTCATGTTGTCCGCGCTTGCTGGTCTCGCGTCGTCGCGCTTGCGCTCCTCGCTGGTCCTCGCTCGCGCTGGTCGCGCTTCGCTCCGGTAGGTATGCTTGTGGCGTGTTTTTCCACAAGCTTGCAACGCACTGTGTTTGCGTTTGTGCGGATGTTGTTGCGGCTGTAGGCATGGCTGATCGTTTCGGCTCCGTAATGATCACTTGACACGATTGTGGCGAACTCACGGTTTCGACTCCTGCAAATCAGTTTGTGGTGTGTGCGTCGGCGCATTCCTGGCGCGTCGGCGCTGCTCTCGCACACGTTTCCACCTCGCGTTGGCGGCACGCGACGCGGCCATGCGGCGCTGCTGCGGGGTGAGTGATTTGGCGCACGCGATGCCGCCCTTGCGTGCCAGTTTGTTGAAATAGCGAGGATCGCCGAATAGCCGCTCAAGACGGGCCTTTTTCTTGATGCGCGCCGCGCTGCGCATATTGACTTTCCGGACCTGTTTTTCATCGCGCGTGCCGATGAATTGCCTGATCCGCGCCATGGCGTCCGGATCCTCGATCGCGACCAGCTTGATGCCTACGGATTCGACCAGACCCCACACCAGCTTGAGGCCCAAGCCAGAGCTCGGCACCGGTGCCAGCAGCTTGCCGGCGTGGCCATCGGCGAGCTCGGCCAGCAGGTCGATGTCCTCACGCCGCAATCCGAGCAGATCAGCTCGAGCCCGCACCAGGCCGATCAGGGCCGGCGTGTCGGTGATCTGCATCGGCTCGCTCACGGCCGCACCCCCACAGCCCACCCCACGGCTAGCGCTGCCCGCAGCCCGGTCACGGTGACCGCCACCACCACCACGATCGCGGCGAGCGTTGCCACGCGCTTCCAGGCCACGACATGCCGCAGCCGGTCGGACTCGGCGCGCAGCCATGTGGTGTGGCTGTCGGCGGTCATTCCGCGGCCTCGGCGGCTGGCGGATTCAGCAGCGCACGCAGCGTCGGCGATGCCATGCTGTTTGGGTCCACGCCGGCCGCTTCGCATTCGCGCTGGAACAACACTCGGTTGGCGCGCTCGACATGTGCAATGTTCGTGGCCTTCGCGGCTGCATCCTGCTGCTCGCTGCCGATGCCGATGCCCCAATTCGGCCCGTGCTTGGCCTTCAGGTCGTCGTATGACGGCCTCGCCTTGCGGTCGGCTTCCTGCTTCGCATCGGCCTCGGCGCGCTCCCGTGCCTCGCGCTCGAGCTTGTCGTAGTGATCTTCCTTCTCGACCACGCCGCGCAGCGATTGCGTCTCGCGTTCGCACCACGCGACCAGATCGGCCACGGTCGGCAGAAACCGCGTCTCGCGCGCCACGCCATTGGTGAGATCGCAGCACTGAACCGCCACGGTTTTCGGATAGGTGCACAGCACCGATGCGAGCGCGCCGATGTAGCTGCGGCCTGCCTGCGCGCGGTTCGGAAAGCCGTCCAGCAACTTGCCGACGAGCTCAACGGCGTCCGACATGGTCAAGCGGTCGACCAGAGCTTGCCTCAAACTCCCGCTCTCGTACTTCGCCAGCGATTTCACGGGCGAGGTCACCAAGGGATTGTTGTCGTTGGCCATTCTGCGGCCCTCCGGTTCGCTCTGCTGCATTGATGATCCAGTTCTGCCAGGTCGCATGCCAATCGAGCTTGGCCGCCTGGGAACCGCTTTTCGCCGTCCAATAGTTGCGGAATTTCTCGGCTTCCAGGCTCGTGCGCTTCTCGTCGAGCCCTTTGGCGATCGCGTAATTCACGTCTTCGAGCGAAGGCCACCATTCGGCTGTCAGCCGCGTAGCGCGCTTGCGCGCCCCAGAAGCGGTAGCTTCTGGTCTGTTTCTGTTATCTGTTTCTGAGTCTGTATCTGGGGGCGTTTCAGAAACGGTGGGTGCAACGTTTCGCTTGCCGTTTCTGAAACGTTTCACTCGCTCGGTTGAAACGTCGGACTGAAACTGCCGACCACTCCAATTGTGCGGAGCGAAGACACCGTTTCCGTCGTGGTCGATCAGCTTGAGCGCGGCGAGCTGCGCGACCATGTCCTTCGCCTTGTCGACCGTCATGCGGAGCTTGACCGCGATCACCTGCAGCGGCGGCAGCACGCCGCCGTTCTGCGAGGTGATGCAGCACAGGTTGAACCAGGCGCGATGCTGCTTGTCGGTGAGCAGGATCAGCTTGGGATCGTCGACCGCCTCGTCGTATGCGCGCCACCAGCGGCTCATGCGAGCCCCCTCACATGCACTCTGCAGCCTTCCGGCGCGTCGCCCCATTCGACGGTGAGCTTGCGCAGGAAGGCCTGGGCGTCGTTCTGGATCGCATCGATCTCCCGCATGTAGTCGATGATCGCCTTGATCCCGTTGTCGAGGTCGATGCCGGTGTGTTTCTCCGACATGACGATCAGGATCTCGAACGCGCCGGGGATCTTGCGGGGCTGGCCGCGGCGCTGCGCGATGACGAAGTTGTCCGCCGTGGTTTTCCAGCGGCTCACAAGGCGGCCAGATGCTGGGTCCCATTTGCGGGTGCGGTTGACCGACGGCGGCACCGGCAGATCAAACACAATGACGGGCGGCGCGGCGAACGGCGCGGCCGTGGTGTCGATCTTCGGCATTGGTGACTGCAAGCGCGGGCCTCCCGGTGGTCGATCAGCACGCACGCAACAAACTGATGGAGACCGGCCGCCTGGTTCTCTTTCCCAGCCGACCGGTCTGGTAGCTATCCCGTAAGCACCTTCATGCGACCTCCCTTTACGTTGCGAACAGAATGAGCGGGTTTTTGCTGTCGCCGTGGGCGATGAAGCGCGGAAAATCGGTGCATGGCTTGGTGTGGACGCCGAGCATGATATTCTCGCGCTTCCACCGGCGCGCATTGAGCATTGCGGCCTTGAAACGCTTGTCGCCGCGCAGATTTTGCTCGTGTGCGTATTCCGCGAAGTTCGGCCGGACGGCCTCCGCCTCGCGGGTTGTCATGCGAACCTCAGCGTTCGGCGATCTCTGGCGCTATGCGCAGGGCCGCTTGCTCCGCCCAGCGCCCGAAGATGCTGGCTGTTCGCAGCAAGGCTCGCGCGATGGAAATCCGGATCGGTCTGGACCAGGAGACTTTCGAGCCGGAGTAGCCGTGTCCGAAGTTCATGGAGTTCATTCCGTGCGGCCTCCTTACGTTTTCTGTCCAACGCGGCGGCTACTGCAGCATGCTCAAAAGGCTCGATTCTGCGGGCTTTTCCGTACCAGATGTCGAATGCGCGCCAGTACGTGATGCCGGCGGCTTTGCTCGCACGGTCGATCGCGGCTTTCACGCGCGAGCCCGAGGGCCACGGTTCGGAAAGCTCGCGTAATTGCGCAATGATGTCAGTCATTGCCACCCCTCCCATCGTTTTTGGGACCATTCCCAAGGCTCGGCGCGCAGGTTGCCGCCGTATTGAAAATCTCGTCGTGCAGGAAATCGCGGATGGCCAACTCGATCGAATACCCGTGCCGAACCTCGAAGGCCGCCACATGAGTGGTTTCAACGATGTCGAGCGGAATGATCAGCGTGCGGGCCGCGGTGCCGGCGATGGCGACGACGTTGTTGCGGCGGACTTGGGCCGCGCCACTCTCACCGCCACCATGCTGCTCGCGCTCGCAGTTGCGCTCGCCGTCGCGATGGCGGTTGGGTGACATCATGCCGCAATCCGACAAGTTGCAGGAAGTTGGGCAGATTGCACAAAATCTGTGGATATTTTCACGGGGCGAAGGGCTAGTTCCGTGGTGCCCTGTTGCCTTTTTGCCCCGTTTTGGCTGTATTCGGCGGTTTTCTGAACGGCCAGCCGGTTCCGCATTCCTGTGTACGGTTTCGCACAAACGTCGTACCGTGCAACCGCACAAGGAAAAAAGGTTGCATGGGAAACGTGGTGAGGCTGGCAGATCATGCGCGCGCCTCGATCTCCGCAAGGACGCGCTCAATGGCCTTTCCCGCCGCTCCGCGGGCCGGTGGGCCCTCAGTCTCCCAGCGGTGCACGGTGGTCTGGTACACGCCAAACCGCTCTGCGAAGGCCGCCTGGCTCTCTCCGAGGCGCTCGCGCGCGGCTTTGACCATTTGCGGGGTGATCGGCATGTCGTCACTATGCATATCGCATAGCGACAGTCAATGCCAAATGCATAGCGGAGCCGTGCAGGCTTTCGCCATGCAGCGGCACGACCGACTCCAGCGCGCCAGGCTGATGGCCGGCTACGAAAAGGCGACCGACGCCGCGCGCGTCATGCAGATCGCGGCGCCGACCTATCTGGCGCACGAGAACGGCAGTCGCGGCATCCGCAGCGATTCAGGGCAAAGATATGCCCAATTCTACAGGGTTTCCTACGAGTGGCTGATGACCGGCAAAGGCGAGCCGCGTTCGCTCTCGCTCGACGCGCGCGTCCGCGGCATGACGCCCGAGGAACAGCGCCAAGTCTATGAATACGTGGAATTTCTCGAAAGCCGTAAAGGCTTGAAGCCGACCGGCACCTAAACTCGTTGTCAGGTTGCGCAAATTACTATGCATTACGCATTGACAGAGCCTATGCAATACGCATAGGGTGCGTCTCCGATTTGGAGACACCCCATGCCCCTCCCCCCGCACAGCGTCATGCTCTACGCGACGCCCGCCGCATTCTTCGAGTCGTTGTTCGCCCCGCTGCAGCATGACGCGCACGTCCTCAAGCGGCACCGCGAGATGTGGCTGCGCGAGCAAGAGGACCGCACCGCCGACGCCTACGTCGCGGTGCTCGCCGAGACCGCGCGGATCATGGGCCGTGAGCCGACGCCGATCGAGCAAGCCTGCGCCGAGGTGCGCGCGTGGCAGCGCCGCAAACACCTGCGGGTGGTCGCATGATCGCGCTGTTCCTTCTGGCGATCTTCCTGACCGGCGTCACGGTCGGCGCACTCTGCACGGTGCGCGCATGATCAAAGCACCCGGCATCTACACCGACATCGCGGCGAACGACTATCATCGTGACCCCTGCCCGGCTGCGAGCCTCACGCAGAGCGTGGCGAAAGTCCTGCTCGCGAAGTCGCCGCTGCACGCATGGCACGCGCACCCGCGCCTCAATCCCGACTACGCGCACGACGACGACACCAAGTTCGATGTCGGCAACATCGCGCACAAGATGCTGCTCGGCCGCGGCAAGGAGATCGTCGTTCTGGAGGGCTTCGATGACTGGCGCACCAAGGCCGCGAAGGAAGCCCGCGAGGAAGCCGCGCAGGCGGGTAAGCTCGCGGTTCTCGGTAAGCATGCAGCTCGCGCCGACAGGATGGCGCAGGCTGCTCGCGAGCAGTTGGCGATGCGCGATCTTGGCTATCTGTTCGGCGATCAGGGCAACAGCGAAGTCGTGGTGGCGTGGCAGGAAGGAAAAATCTGGCTGCGTCAAATGATCGACTGGCTGTCCGACGATTGCGTGATCTTCGCGGACTACAAGACGACTGACGAAAGCGCCGCGCCGGCCGCGCTCGCGCGCAAGATGGTGAACGACGGATGGCATATCCAAGCCGCCATGGGCGAGCGCGGGCTGACCAATCTCGGGTTTGAGACCGCGCGGTTCCTGTTCATCGTGCAGGAAGCGACCGTTCCCTACGCGCTCAACGTGGTCGACGTTGCCGGCGATGCGCTGGTGATGGGCCGCAAGATGCTCGACGCGGCCGCGAACACCTGGACGCGCTGCATGCGCGCCAATCGCTGGCCCGGCTATCCGCTCGACATCGTGACGCCGGAATTTCCGGGCTGGGCCGAGCAGCAATGGCTCGACCGCGAGATCAAGGACGCCGCGCGCGAGCGCATGCCGAACGATCTGATCATGGCGGGATGACATGACATTCACCGACACCGAGAAGCG